CGTCCCGATGCCGACATTGCCACTCACGTCCTGAACCAATGAAGATGGTGCTGAGCTTGACCCAATGTTCAACTTGCCATTGGAGTCTTTCCAAATTCGGTGAGACGTAGAATGGCTGCTGGTTATTGCAATTCCATCGCCGTTGCCGTCACCATCCTGGCGGACTATCAGCGTTCCCCCAGCAGTGATCGATCCTCCACCGTTCAACTCAAGCAAACCACCAGGACTCGTCGTCCCGATGCCGACCTTGCCGTCATTCATAATTACCATATTTGGTGTGCCAAGTTCGGAGCCACTTCCATTGTCTTGCGTGTAAAATTCTAATTTTGTTGGATTGTCTCCAGAAGTTGTAGACCAATCTCCATCAACTACCGCTCTAATAATTGCAGACTCTTTAAAATTACTACCATCGTGTCCAGCAAATCTTATATCACCCAGTATATCACCATCGTCCACTAAGGCTGGTGATGCTTCTGTACCATCTGCGGTTCTTAGCACCAGTTGAGTGTTGTCAGATGCATCATTATCATAAGTCGTTATACCAACTTGGCAATCACCCCCGCCAGTTTTAACAATCTCAAGAGGAAAGTTAGGACTATCCGTCCCGATGCCGACGTTGCCGTCTGAGTCTATGCGTAGGCGTTCAGTGTTCGTACCATTGATTGCCGTTTCAAAAGCTAAGTAAGAATCAGCAACACTATTAGCTGAATAATTCCCCTCCCTTCCCGATACAATAGCGCCTGCATTTCTTAATACGTTACCACTACCGCCTTGTTTAAATAGAATACCTGCATCACCAGTTACATCAGAGCCACCACTAGCTTCATGTCCCGAATTTATTTCTAAAAATACATCGCTTGCTGAAGTAGTAAACGCACTTTGTACTGCTAATTTTTCTGAAGGCTCCGTCGTGCCGATGCCGACGTTGCCTGAGTTGTCGATAGTAATCCTTTGTTCGTTATTAACATCATCATAAAAATGTATCTTGTTATTATCTCCACCTTTGGTGTAAAGAAGCCAGTTTGAATCAGCAGTTTCAAGTGTAAGACTTGCTTGTCCAGTAGCATGAGTATTTTCAATATGTGCTCTTGTTGTCCCCGACGTTTTGTATAAATGGAGTAGTTGCCCAGGACTATCCGTCCCGATGCCGACTTTGCCTGTGCTTGTTATTCTTGCCTGTTCAACGGGGCTACTACCTTCTCCACCTTCGGACCCATTATGTGTATAGAATATCATGTTTCCGCCAGCCCCCGTTGCCTCTGCACTTTGGACTTCTATTTTTCCAACAACAGCAGGCATATCACTACTTGTATCAAGATTGTAAAAATCAACAGAACCAATTGGGTCATCAGCAGAATTGTTTGGAGAACCGCTCAACCTAAGTGTGGCTGTGCCGACCCCAATACCATGCACATCTAATCTATCTCCAGGACTATCCGTCCCGATGCCGACGTTGCCGTCTGAGTCGATGCGGAGGCGTTCTGTGTTCCCTGTATATAAAGTAAGCTCAGAACTTCCAAAAAGTTGTTGTAAAATCCTATTCCCACCATACCCAGTTAGTGAGACAGGAGTATTATAATCATAATTAGCAGTTAATTCCAATCTATACGTAGCACTGCTATTATTCTCTAATCGTATTCTTGGGTGAGTGGTATTTATTTGAAGCCCATCGTAATAAGTCGATGAATTGATGTGAAGTCTTTTGTTCGGACTATCCGTTCCGATGCCGACTCTGCCATCATTATAAAAAAGGTTACTTACATCTCTCTGCCAGTGATAATCAGAACCTAAAGCATGAGCAGTTCCATCTGATTCAGCCTTGTATATTGATTCTACAGTATATCTAATACCATAACCGCTTCCGTGATTAGTGTAAGCAACTGCATTATTACCAGATATTGTTAAATTTGGGTGATTGGATGACGACCCTGATCTTGAAATAAGTCGTGATGTCCAAACAGCAGAAGCCTCATTATACCAAACAATATAAGATGCTCCAGTATCCGTTCCTGTTCCTGTTGTCGTTAGTTGAATTACATAATGCCAACCTGCACTTAATGTCGATCCATGCCCTTCATTTACACTTATATTAAACCCATTTGCCGACCCCGCTCCAGTGGTTGACCCATTCCCTGTCTTAAATCTCCGACCACCAAATCCCGCAGAATTGAGAGCAACATCAAGTTTTTCACTTGGACTCGCAGTCCCGATGCCGACGTTGCCGCTTGTATCTATATAAACGCCTGTGCCCGCTGCTGACCCAGTTCTCAACCAAAGGTCTTGATAAGAACCATCGCCATAACCAGTAATTGCTCCGTAGTTAGCTTCACTATCCAAGTAAACCTCTGCTGTATTACCAGTAGCAGCAATTCTACCAGCCACATCAAGAAGAAATCCAGGACTATCCGTTCCGATGCCGACTCTGCCTGATGAGTCGATAGTCATTCTTGGTGAGGATAGACCAGTACCTGCACCCGCACTTTGCGTATAAAATTCAAGTTTTGACGGAGAATCATCAGCGTCATTGGCAGTTATATCATCCCATCCAGCAGTTGCAGTCGCAACTATTTTAGCACCTATTGATGTATTATCTGCTTGACCGCCTCCAGCTTGATTGATATTAGCATCATTTCCAGAGAATATAATCTCACCAAGTATATGGTCAGCAACAATGTTACTATCTAAATCAAATTGAAGTTCAAGGGCTGGTCCTGATGTAGAGGTTGTCGCTATACTTAATTCGTGTACTGGGTCAACTTTCCCGATGCCGACGTTGCCACCATTTTTAAAATAAACATGTCTACTTGAAGAATCTGTCCTACCATCAAGCATTATTGTTAAAGCATGAGATGCGTCATATGCTTGTAAGTAAGTACCTTGTGTAGTATGACTAGTTACTTTAAATCCATCTCCACCACCTGAATCTGTTATTTTTAAAGCATTCACTGTATCACTGCCAGCAATTTCTAATTTAGCTTGTGGACTATCCGTCCCGATGCCGACGTAGCCAGTTTGGTCTATTACTAAAGCATTGGCTCTGGCACTACCACCATCTGTTAAAGAAAATTCCCAACTATTTTCAGAGGCATCCCAAGAGAGACGACCATAATTGCTGGTATCTTCCCCCATTATAAAATGAGTATCACCACTCCCACCAATAAGAACAGTTGTATCGCCTGTAACTGTTCCTGTAAAATCTCCAACACTTAATGTGTGGTTTGGACTCGCCGTGCCGATACCGACGTTGCCAGTTGAAAGAATCGTCATTCTTTGATCTAGAGAATCAACATTATCACCCGTCCAAAATGAAAGCATTGGTAACTGTCCATTAGAACCTCCTTGGTCGTAAGCTATTTTAGCCTGTCTTTTTGGAGTCAATGTTTTCCCAAGAAGAATTGATCTTTCATTGTTCCCAGCCCCAGAGCCAGTTACTATCCCCGTTAAATCTAGAATCACTTCATCATGAAGACCTGTGGTATCATCGTAAACATGTAGCAAGGCATCAGGACTCGTTGTTCCAATGCCGACGTTGCCGTCATATTGGATACGCATTGCTTCCGATGTTACAGGAGAGCCTTCATTATTTGTTGTGTAGAATGAAAGATTGGTTTCACCATTTTTAGACCCTGCATTATCCCAAGTTCCAACAGAAGTCGCTTCAATTTTAGCGTATTCCCCTGCACCGCTACCACTGCCATCATTTGTTTGAAACCCAATTTTCCCAATTACATCACCATCCTCTAATCCAGAGTCAGAACTCTCAAGAATGATAGAACCGCCAGAAGCATCTTGAACTACTAAATTTCCTTCATCAGGACTATCCGTCCCTATTCCTACGTTGCCGGTTTCATCTATGGTCATCTTTGTATCTGATAACGTTACATCTACGTTATCAGCTGTATTTCTAACCGCAAAATGAAGTTTTCCTCGACTGTATGTGCCTGTTCTTTCTTGAAATATCGCATGCTTTGAAGCAGAATAAGCAGGGTCTACCCAAGTTCTAAATCCTATGCCGGTGTAATCCCCGTTTGTGTTGCTTGGATTTTCAAAAACAGTGTTGAATCCATTGCTCGCTTTTGCTATGTGGAGTTTATTCAACGGCCCCGTCGTCCCTATACCTACGTTGCCTGACGAGTCTATAATCATCTTTGTTGATATATTATTAGAATAAGTAGATGTTCTAAATTCTAATTTTGAATTGTAACCACTCGAACCTTCTCTCGATAATAATATTCCACCATGAAATTTTTCAGAGCCACTTCCAAGAAATGATAATCTTAATTCTGGAGTTCCACTCCATGCAGTAGAATCATAAATTTCTAATTCAGTAGCAGGATTGGTAGTTCCAATTCCTACCCCAGTTGAATTTATTCTAACTCTCTCACTTCCTCCAGTAATCAAAGATAGATTATTAGCCGATGCTCTACCCAATCCAGTATCATTATCGCCATTAAAAGTAAAAACAGGATTTGTTGAACTTGCAGCAGCTAAATCTAATAACCAACTATTAGCTGTATTAGAATATAGTTGATTTCCATCCAATCGTGTTTTTAGAGTTCCCCCTATTGTCATTCTAACTTCACCAGAACCACCATAAATTCCAGTATCAGTATCACCAGACCATCTTATTGATGGAGTAGTAGCACCTCCATATGGTAATGTTAAATTATCACTAAACGTAGCTGAAGTGCCTGTGAGAGAGCCGTAGAGGGTGGTGGATTTACTACTACCATGAAATTTTGCTATATTTCCGTTATCCGTACCACCTTTGATATATAAATCAAGATTAATGTCTGAATCTGTGCTTATATATGGATGATTATCATTCGCAACACCAAGTCGCAGTCTCTCCCCACTACCATCCATTTTGAAAGATAGATAAGGAATGTCATCCTCATTAACATTATCGGTGTCAGCATTAATAGTAATTCCAACATCACCCGTAGATTCAACAGTCAAGTCCCCCGTCAGCGTACCACCGATTGATGGTAAGGCATAAGAGGAGTAGTTGGATGAGTCTAATATTGTTTTCCATGATGTCCAACCCGCATTATTATACTGCCCCATACGATATTGCATAGAACTACCGCCATAGGTAGAACTATATGGAATATATATTTGACCGACTCCACCATCTTGGGCAGATGCATAACCTCTGACATTTAAAACTGAACCATAATTTTGCCACCCATCAGCAGACTTCACAAATGATGTAGATACTCCAAGAGGGAAACTTCTTGGGGTACTTGATGCAGTCCATACATAGCTACCCTTAGATGTAATTTCATCGTGAGAATGGGATGCTGAAGCAAATTCTGAAGCGTGTTGACCATCCAATAAATCAGCATTAAGATTTGTTACTAAGTCGGCATTACTCATTTCTCCACCGGCAAGTGGCAATTTAGTAGCAATACTATTTGTTACCGTTGTACTAAAGTTAGTATCGTCACCTAAGGCAGCCGCTAATTCGTTGAGTGTATCCAACGTACCGGGAGCAGAATCAACAAGGTTACTTACTTGAGTATTTACATATGATTGAGTGGCATAATCACCGCTTGCATGGTCTCCCCATCCGTAAGCAGTATTCCAGTTATCAGATGTTCCATGTGAAGTTGTTGAGATTGTTCCAACTATTGACATGGTTCCAGGCAAAGTCAAATTACCGCTGGCATCTATTATTGTTTGGTTAGAATAAGGGCCGAGAGTTACTTTACTATCGCTGAAAGCTTCGACTACAGGTAGTCCTGCAATTGTGTTTGCGCTGAATATAGACCCGCTCATGTCGTCGGTAACGCTGAACATACGTCCATTGTCCCCATCTACTGCAAATATGGTTCCTCCGCTACCTTCAACAACAAGAGCTTGACTGTCTGTTTCTTCCATTGCTACAGTAACAGCACCTGCAGTATCAACTGAAATTGTTGACCCTAGAGTGGATGAGCCTTTTAGTTCAAGGGTTCCACTAGCTGGTGTTATTAATATGTCTTTAGCCATTTTATTTTACTCCAATATTGTCTCTATATTAATATAGCACTATTTTTAAACTCTCGCAAGACCGAATCTCTTTCTTATACCTCGGAAGTTTTTCTTTCGTTTAGTTGCTGTTAGCTCCTTACTATATATTCTAAAATACTTAACCTTACCATTCCAATAATATCCACTAGAAGAATCAAACCTGCCAAAATTTAAAGGGTTGTCAGTTATTGCTCTTATGCTTTTAGTTTTACCTGTGCCTGAGTGATGTAAATTACCATCAAAATATATTTTCATATCGCCTGTATCAGAATTTTTTGTAAACATCCAATGATGATACCCGCTATACGCTCCAGATGGCATTGTAGTGTTTATTCTATCATAACTAGTTGTGGACCCAGTGCCACAATCCCAGTAAACATTATTATTACCCCAAGGTAAGTGGATATTTATTTCCTGGGCATTTCCCGAACTTCCTGCTTTAAATATAGATGTTGATGTGCTTGACGAAGAATCGATTTCAGCTACAAACTCTATAGTAAGTTCAGTTTGACTACTACTTAAAACGTTAGGTAATCCTAAATAATCATTTGTACCGTCAAATACTAGGTAGTTATCCTTATGAGTTCCAAATATAGGCAAACCAAAATTTACATGAGCAACTCTTGTTGGATCAGTGCTATAGTTTTCAAATGCCCAAGCATATGCATTTCCAGCACCCAACCCTGGTTTTCCTACTACTATCCATTCTGGCGCAGAGTCTAATAAACTGCTAACATTACTTGGTGCTCCTAAATCCTTTAAAACATCACACTTATCATTGCCATGCGTTCTATCTCTATGTGATCCTGCAACGATATGAACTGCTCTTGGAAATAATGTTTTTATATTGTTGTAATCTGTAACAAATTGAGCGACCTGAGCCGCAGCTCCTCCGGTACCGCCCCAAGAGTAAGAATCATAACAATGTCCACTATCCCTGGATCCATTAAAATAACTAGTACCAATCCAACTACCATCATTCCAGACAGCATAATTTAATGCACGTGTGTAATTTCTGGTTCTCGTTCCACTTGTAACATTAAATCCCTGTTGAATCCCGTCTCTACCAGCTGCAGAACCTCCAAAATTACCTTCTGGATAATCTATTGCAAATACTGTGTAGTAAGTTAAATTTCCTATTCTTACGCCGTTATTGGTAGTTATAGTATCACTATGGCTTACTACATTTTTTAATAGCTGAGGTGAACCATTAAATCCTTCACATCCAATACCGCTTATATGTTTTTTGGACTGCGCATCAAAAGCAAATAAAAGATCACCTGTCTCTATTTTTGGTCCACCCGATGCTCCCATAATTTAATACCCCATATCTCTATTCCACATACTTCCAGTTAATACATTTAAAAAATCAGTATGTGTATATTCTGTTTGATTGTTATAAATTGATGGTCTCCCATAAATACCAGCAGCATTTGATTGTGTTGTCCAAGTGTTATCGTCATTTATGAAGTAAGTTTCAAATGATTCAGTTACTTCTGTTATATCATATTTAACAAATGTTTTTGTTCCATCGAGTGAATATCTAAGTGAATCTATTGATGTTTCATGTACTTCATGAAAACTGACTAGTTTTGCTTCTTCTGCTGTAATTATTATATACCTTCTATTTTCGTACATTATTATACTCCGAATCTACTACGTTGAGCGTTAAAGTTTTGTTTAATTTCATTATCAGTTAAAGTTATATTATATCGATGAATAATATCTATATTACCTGGGAAATAGCGGTTTGAATAATTCATGAAGCCAACAGCCTCAAATCCAGTGGTATATGTCCCAGGCACAATCGATGTAGTATATGAATCTTCTAAGTCTCCATTTACATATATTTTACCAGTAGTCCCATCATAAGTGCCTACAATATAATAATATTGATTATAACTTAAAGCTGAGCTTAAAATATTAAATTGTGTTGCAGAAGATCCGTTTGCTAAATGAAAATATACCTGATTAGGGGTCTTTATATTTAGAGCAAGTCTCATAGCATTCCAAGCCGCACCAACTTGATTTGTGAAAATGGAAGCGTGATTATTAGCTGCACCAGATAATTTTACCCAAGCACAAACTGA